CGGGCGGTGCCGGCAACATGCCGGCCGCGTCGCGCTGTGCGCCTTCAACGCGGCCATCAAGGGCTGGCAGGTTCCGCCGGCGCCGGAGGGCGTCGCCGAGTCGGACTGGGGCGAGGCGGTGCTGTTCGCCTGCCTGCTGATCGAGCAGGCGGCCGAGGACGCGCTTGCACTGGCGGCGAGGCGGTGGAGGGCGGAGTGAGCGGGGCGGTGCGGGCCCGCGCCGAGGACAACGCCTGCGGGTGCGCTGCCTGTCAGTTGCGCGGCCTGCTGATCGACGCCGGGCGGGAAGTGGACGGCGAGGCGTGGGCCGACTTCCACGACTTCTGCACCCAACCCGTCTACCCACCGGGTTGACATCGCCCGCCGGGGCGGGCAAACTCCAAGATGGCGCGTGGTGTGACCGCGTGCCAAGACCCCGCCGGGGATAGCATCCCCGGCCCGACGCCTCGCCCTCACCGGCGGGGCGTCTCTGTTTCGTCGGGCGCCTCTGGCGGCGAAATCACGCGGACGTGGCGACGGCCACGCGAGCAAGCCGCTACGCGCCCGATTTCCTTCCACGCCGGTTGCGGCCAAGACCCCGCGCAAGCGCCGCCCAGCGGCCGCCGGCACCTATTCGCCAGAGAGCACATGACCCTTCCGACTGACCCGGCCGCCCGAAAGGCGGTGCCGCTGGCTACCGGCGTGCTCGACTACTTCCCCGACGCGCTGATCGCCGTGGCCGAGTGCAGCCGCGCCGGCAACGACCAGCATAACCCGGGGAAGTCGCTGCACTGGGATCGCTCCAAGTCCGGCGATGAGGCCGACGCGCTCCTGCGGCACCTGATGGATCGCGGGACCATCGACACCGACGGCATCCGGCACTCGGCCAAGGTCGCATGGCGCGCCCTGGCGCTGCTGCAAAAGGAGCTGGAAGCGGCCGGCGCACCATTGGCGCGCGGTGCACGCGTCGAAGCCCCCACCGACCCCACGCTCGGCGGGCACCCGCTTAACCCCGTGCGCCAGGACACCGGCGACTGATGTTGTGCCCGAAGTGCGGCGCCGAGGGCGCCATTCGCAACGGCAGCGGGCGGGGGCGCTGCCTGGTCGGTCGGCACAGCTTCGCCATCACGCCGGAGATGGAGGCTCGCGAGGCCGCCGACGCCCGGATCGGTATCGCGCCGGAGTACGGCATCGACGCGCCACTCCCCGCTGGCTTGCGGCTCAAGGGCGTATCGACGCTGACCCGCAACAATCGCGGTGAGCCGCAATGGATCAAGGCCGACGCGGACAGGGAGGCGCAGGCCAAGCTTCTGCGCGCTGCCGTCGAGGCCATGGCCGCCGACCTGCCGCGTGTTCGGGCGCGCAAGGCCAAAGGCGCATGGCGCACCGACCTGCTGACCGTCTACCCCATCGGCGACCCGCACCTTGGCATGCTGAGCTGGCCGGACGAGACGGGCGAGGACTGGAACCTCGACATCGCCCGGCAGGTGCACGCCGATGCCATGGCCGCCCTGGTCGAGGCCGCACCGCGTACCGAGACGGCCGTCGTGGTCAATCTCGGCGACGCCCTGCACTTCGACAGCATGGAGGCCAAGACGCCGCGCAGCGGGCACTTGCTCGATGCCGACGGCCGCTACGCCAAGATCATCGACGTGGCGATCACCACCATGCGCCAGTGCATCGAGTCGGCGCTGGCGAAGCACAAGCGCGTGCACGTGATCTGCGTGCCGGGCAACCACGACGAGACCGGCGGCCTGTGGCTTGCACGCCTGCTCGCCATCGCCTATGAGCGCGAGCCGCGGGTGACCGTCGACACCTCGCCCGGCGTGTTCGCCTACTACAGGTTCGGCAAAGTCCTGCTGGGCGTGCACCACGGCCACACCTGCAAGCCGGACAAGCTGCCGGGCGTCATGGCCGCCGACCGGGCCAAGGACTGGGGCGAGGCCGAGCACCGGCACTGGCTGACTGGACACGTGCACCACGAGAGCCGCAAGGAGTACGCAGGCGTGACGGTCGAGAGCTTCGGCACCCTGGCGGCCAGGGACGCATACGCCACGAACGGCGGCTGGCGGTCGGGCCGCTCCATGCAGGCCATCGTCTACCACGTCGAGCACGGCGAGGTCGCGCGCAGTCGCGTGAGCGCCGCGATGTTCGCCCGGGAGGCAGCGTGACTACCGTCGCGTGGGACGGCAAGACGCTGGCGGCTGACCGGCGCATGGCCGGGTACATGACCACCTGCAAGATCTTCCCGATCCCGGGCGGCTACGTCGCCGGCGCCGGGACCATGGATCAGTTGGTCGAGGTCGCCGCGTGGCTGCAGGAGGGCGGGGACAAGCCCAGGCTGCCCGATGACCCCGAGTCGGAGTTCATCGTCGTGCGTGGCAGCGAGGCCTTCTGGCTGTCCTGGCCGTATCTGCGCGAGGTCCGCATTCGCGAGCCCTTCGCTGCGCTCGGGTCGGGCGCGGAGTACGCGCTGGGCGCCCTGGCCATGGGCGCTGACGCAAGGACCGCCGTCGCGGTGGCGGCGCAGTTCGATCCACACACAGGAGGCGGCGTCGACGCCGTGGATATCTCATGAACACCAGAGACAACGCTGAATCCATCGTGCAAGACCTGCACGACATGGCCTGCGACGGAGACGTCGCCGAGGTCATGGTGTTCGTGCGCGACGCCTCCGGGCGCCTGCTGTGCGCCTACGCGAGCGACGACATGCAGCGGTTCATCGACGACGTGCGGGCGGCGCTGGCGGACGCAGAGGCCAACCCCAGCCAGCGGAGGACGCTGCAGTGATGCAGGAGCGGATTGATGTCATCGGCGCGACGGCCGGCAAGGTTGGCGCAGTCGGCGGCGGAGCCAGTGCGCTGTTCTTCGGGCTGACGGCCAACGAGATCGCCGCCCTGGGCGGCATCGTCGTGGGCGTGCTCGGCCTGCTGGTGCAGTGGTACTACAACCGCCGCCGCGACCGGCGCGAGCAGGCGGAACACGAAGCGCGTATGCGCTCGCTGCAATCGGGCAAGGCCAATACTGCCGCACTGGGCCTTGCAGCCGGCCTCGCAGCCGTCCTCGCCATCGCTGCGCCGCTGGTGTCCAAGTGGGAGGGCGTCCGGTACACCGCCTACCAGGACAGCGTCGGCGTCTGGACCGTCTGCTACGGCCACACCAAGACGGTTGACCGCACCAAGCGATACACGGCGGCCGAGTGCGAGGCGCTGCTGCGGGCCGATATGGTCGAGGCCAACAGCCATGTCCGCCGCTGCATCGGCGTGCCCATGTTGCGGCAGGTGGAGGCGGCGCTGACCTCGGCTACCTTCAACCTGGGCCCCAAGGTCGTGTGCGGCTCGACGTTGCAGAAGAAGGCGCTGGCCAACGACTGGCCGGGGGCCTGCGCGGAGCTGGACAAGTGGAAGTACGCGGGCGGGCGCGAGATGCGCGGCCTGGTGTTGCGGCGCGACGACGAGCGAGCCCTTTGCGAGGGCAGGGAGCTGTGGAAGTGATCCTGTCCGAAGCCCGAGCAACCGCTTGGAAGTACGCATCCGCGGTGCTCGCCGTGCTGGCGGTCGCGGCTGTCGTCCTGGCGCTGTTCTTTTATGGGAGCGCCCGCACCAGCGATCTGCGTGCCGAGCGAGCCGAAGCCGAGCGCGATCAGGCACGCGCGCAGGTACAGCAACTGCAACAGGCGGCAAAGAGGGACGATGCCGCCGCAACTGCCACTGACACGGCGCGTTCGCGCGTGGCTGAGCAGGTGGCGCAACACCACGACCGAGCCAAACGAGTAGAGGCCATTGCCCATGCACCGCGCCCTCCTGTGCCTGACGACTGCCCTCTGCCTGACCCTGACCTCGTGCGCGAGTCGGCCGACGCTGCCGGCCGCATACGTGCCGCCGAGGATCGACTGCGCGGCCTTCGACCCGCCGCTGGTCCAGCCGCCGCTGCAGCCGTCGAGCAGTGAACGGCACCCGGTGCCGTGGCAGCTCTACGCATGGAACTGGCAGGCGTACGCCGAGCACGTGCTGACCCAGCGCGTGGAGACGGCGGCGTGCCTGCATCGTCTGAAACAGCAAGGAGTCATCAGGTAACACCATGGCTGGACCGAAACACGCCAACGGCAGCACGTGGCAGAAGGGCAAGTCGGGCAACCCCGGCGGCCGCTCGCCGCGCGTTGGCCCGAACGGGGAGACCATCACGCAGCTGGCGCGCGCTCATACGGCGGAGGCGCTACAGACGCTGGTCGACCTCATGGCTCCGGCGCACGAGGCCGACATCCGCCTGCGGGCGGCGTCCGCCATCCTCGACCGCGGATGGGGCAAGCCGAAGGAGTCGATGGACCTCGACGCCAACGTGAGCGGCGGCGGCCTGCCCGTGATCCAGATCGTCCGAGCAGCCGAGGCACCGGCGCACGAGGACTGACGTGCGTGTCGAGCTGACGGGGCCGCAGTACGACTTCGTCACCGCGACCGACCGGTTCCCCGCGCTGGTGGCCGGCTTCGGTGCCGGCAAGACGCACGCGGCGGTCACGCGCGCGATCGTGCTCAAGTTGCAGTACCCGCGCCAGAACGTCGCCTACTACCTGCCGACCTATGACCTGGTGACCACCATTGCCTTCCCGCGATTCATCGAGACGCTGGAGGCGTGGGGGCTGAGGTACAAGCAGAACAAGAACGACAAGATGCTGCACGTCGAGGGCGCGGGGAGCTTCATCTTCCGCACCATGGACGCCCCCGAGCGGATCATCGGTTACGAGGTGGCCGACAGCCTGGTCGACGAGCTCGACACGCTGCCCGAGGACAAGGCGCGCGATGCCTGGAACAAGATCATCTCCCGCAACCGGCAGAAGAAGCCGGACGGGAGCGTGAACACGGTGGGCGTGGCAACCACGCCCGAAGGCTACCGGTTCGTCTACGACCGCTGGGTGCGACAGGGAGGCCCGGGCTACCGGATCATCAAGGCCAGCACGCTGTCCAACGCGGCGAACCTGCCCGAGGGCTACATCGACAGCCTGCGCGCGACCTACCCGTCGCAGCTGTTGGCCGCCTACCTCGACGGCGAGTTCGTCAACCTGGTCGCCGGCTCGGTGTACCCGGAGTTCGACCGCGCCCTCAACGCGAGCGCCGAGCGGATCCAGCCCGGCGAGGCGCTGCACGTCGGCATGGACTTCAACGTCGGCAAGATGTCTGCGGTGGTGCACGTCTTGCGCGGCGACGACCCGCACGCGGTCAAGGAGTACACCGGAGTTCTCGACACCCCGGCGATGATCGCGCTCCTCAAGCGCGAGCACGAGGGGCACCGGATCCTCGTGTACCCCGACGCCAGTGGCGCCAGCCGCAAGTCGAACAACGCCAGCGAGTCGGACCTCGCCCTGCTGCGCGCGGCCGGCTTCGGCGTGCGCGTCAACCCGGCCAACCCGCGCGTGAAGGACCGCGTGCTGGCCGTGAACAAGATGATCCACAGCGAAGGCGTGCGCCGCTACCGGGTCAACCCCGAGACGTGCCCTGAGCTGGTCGAGTCGCTCGAGAAGCAGGCCTACGACAAGCACGGCGAGCCCGACAAGGCCGGCGGCCTGGACCACGTCGTCGACGCGGCCGGCTACTTCATCGCCTACCGCTACCCCATCCGCAAGCCCGCAACCGTCATCAAACTGGGATTCGCCACATGAGCGTTGAGTTTGTCCGCCCCGAAGTCACCGCCAAGGCCAGCGCCTGGAAGCTGGTCCGCGATTGCGTGGCCGGCAGCGAAGCCGTCAAAGCGGGCGGGTACGTCATCCCGGTCAACCCGCACGACACGAGCCCGGAGAACCGGCTGCGCAACGAGCAGCGGGTGAGGCGCGCGGTCTTTTTCAACGCGACGGGCCGCACGCTGCCGGCGCTTCTGGGCATCGCCTTCGGCAAGTGGCCGGAGGTGAAGCTGCCGCCCGGCCTCGAACACCTCCTGGACGACGCGGACGGCGCCGGCGTGGGCCTGATCAACCAGTCGCAGTCCGTGGTGTCGGAGGTGCTGCAGACCGGCCGCGCCGGCCTGCTGGTCGATTACCCG